ACAGCCATAATTGCATGAGGAAGCCACTCAGGAGTAACCATTCCTTGTAGTGATCGCCACTCTGTCACTGTATTAGTAAAGTCTAAAAATAAGAACTTAAACCCACTCGTTACTTCTACAGGAACTACTGTATCGAATCCCAATACAGGAGCAATAAGAATAAAACAAGCCATCCCCATAAAGGATACAACTAGAAAACGTCTAATCCACTGGGCATTTGGGTTCTGGTAAGCCCTAGCAGACTGTACACTGTCCTCAGAGGCCGAGAATCGCTGTATGAGAGCTTTTTGCTGGTCAGCCTTATCAGACTGTCCCTGCGACCACATCTTCATTACACCGCCACCTATGACGCTCATAATCATGGTAATAGCTTCTATAGGAAATCCAAAGATAGGTTATCCCTCCCTTTTTTTCTCTAATCGTAATTCTTGTTTCATTTGTTTAGCCCTGTTACGTTCCCAAGTCATCCAAGTACCAGCAAAGGCTGGATCAGACGGATCTAAGGATACTTTAACAGGGGTGATAATCATATAAGCATCGGCTCTACAAACCTTACATAATTTTGTATTATTACGGTCTGAGATAGGACATAAGTGATCTGTTACGTGATCGTCTTCGCACTTATAAGAGTAGATGGGCATATAATTTCCTAGATACTTTAAGTAAGTAGAAGCCCTCACCGTAGCAAGGGCCTCTTTTGTCAGCTACTTAACTAAGTTAAGCTTGTGAAAGATCAATGCGCCTCGCACTGATTAGGTTGATGGAACAAGAATGCTAACACCAGCGTTATCACGCAACTCTTTAACACCGTAGATAGTATCCGCAGTGAACAAGTCACCAAGATACTGCTGCTGGTATTGAGTCTGTGAACGAACACTCTGTTGCTCTGCGAGTACCAAAGCATCTTTGTGCAACATAACAGCTACACGGTTACTACTGGCGGTAGGGCAAGCAGAAGATACAAATACTTCTACACCATACACATTACCAATCATACCCGTCTTAATAGCGTCACCGCTACCAACAAAAGCTTGCTCAGTGAAACGTGCAATACCCAACAAGTCACTCTTAGCGACAGGTGGAATTACCAAAGAACGACCCGTCATAGGTACGTCATTGTTGTCCAAAACAAGCATAAACTTACGAATACCAGCATCAGTCATGTCAGCAGCAGAACTACCGCCATCACCACCTAACTGAGTACCACCATTTAAGGCAGGAACTAGACCGAAAAGATCAGCGTCTACTTGAGTAGCTAGGGCATAACCTGCGTCATCAGTGTAGAACCTACGTAGAGAGGATAATGCTTGCTTCTCTACAATGTCTTCAATCAAAGTTGAATATTCATAGTGCTTGTTGATTAGAACTTGAATGTCTGCGGTTGCAGGAGAGTTAAGCACTACTTGGGTGCTTGCAGCTTTTGCGTTTGCAGCGCCACGACTAGGTGAAGGAATGTGAATTGAATCACCTTTCTTACCTACGTGACTCATACGAGTTACTAGATTAGCTAGTACAAGATTCTTCTTGTATCCAGCGATTACTTCATCCGACCATAATTCGGGGATAAAGGCGGCTGCTGTTGAGCCTGTTACGTGATTAGTACCTAATGCCATGTGAATTAACTCCAGTGTTAATTATAATATTATTTAACGCGTCCTTCTGCGTATGCCCGATAGATTTCATCTCCGAGAGATTCATAACGTGAAGGATCACTATTTTTTAAACGTATGAGGTCAGCCCTACGGTAAATTTTCTTACCTCCAACAGAGTCCCCAGACGACCTACTCTCCGCTTTACCTGCCGTTAGAGCCCTTGCTTTCGATTGTCCTTGAGCAGTTTTAACTTCTTGAGTCTTGGAGATCATTGCACGTTCCTTCCATGTACTAAGTAGTTCATCGGCTGCTTCAAAGTCGTAAGCATTGGCATCTTGAAACAGACGCTGGCGAATCTTACTCTGGGAAATCCATTCCTGAAACTCAGGTGACGCTACGGTCTGTTGAGCCTCTGGATGTTTTGAAGCAATCGCTTGTACAGCCGCGTCATTGCGACTCTTTGTATTGATTGCTTCTGCTTCCTTTATCTTAGGATGATTGTCTATTTCTCTTCGGATTGCCGCTTGAGGGTCTTCGTAGAAATCAGGTGCTTCATCTGTAGATTCAGGATTATTTTGTTGATTGGCCTTTATTTGAGTTTTAAGAAATTCGTCTGAGAGTTTACGTAATTCACCGATTTCTTGCCCCTTACGACCTAACTCTTTTTCGAGTTCTGAATAGGAGTTAACAACTTCTTCGATGGATTTGCCTTGAAACTTACTAGGCATTTCGTATACTTGTTCTTCTCCTGTGTCCCCTTGCTCAAGGGAGGAAAAATCTTCAGTTACGGTTTCTTGTAAATCCTCAATAGGATCAACTACAATGTTGTTTACCATAGTGGTACTCTCCGTCTATCGAATAGATTGTGGAGTTAATAAAAATGACACAGGCCCTATGTAATAGAGTTGTCCGTGTCGATGAGTTTTGTCTGTTCCTCTAATGTGATCAGCATATTGAGGATAGACAGTTGCCCTTGTACTTCGTATAGGGACTTTTCATCTTTAATGGTTGATACTTGATTTAAAGATTCAGACATGACTACAAGTTCTTTTATTAAGTCTTGCCAGCCATCTGTCTCAAATAGTCTGTATCGACCATCAAAAAATTCCTTATCTTCTTTCATCTAGTTTAATGCCTGTGACGCTTTAGCTAAGTTAAGCATTGTTTCAGATTCAAGATGTTTCATCTCAGGGATGTTACGTACTACCTGAGTCTCTAGTGTAGACACTTCCATTTGCTTCTTCTGTAGATCAATGGCTTTCTTCTGTAGATCCAAGATACGCTCTTGTGCATCAGTGTCGTTAGGAACCTTCAGGGCAGCGTCTGCTTGCTTGTTGTAGGCTGAAGCTAATGTTTCTTGTGTCTTAGCCCCTACTAACTCTGTATCTGCTTGTTTAGCTGCCATTTCCATCTGAATTGCTTGCTGTTGCATCTCTTTTTCTTCTGGATTAGGCTGCATCATCTGCTGTACGGCTTGCATCATCTCTTCGCGGTTATTTAAGCTAGAGTTCTCAAATACTGATAGCAATAACATATTAAATGCTTGTGATTCAGGAGGTAACATAGACATTAACTGTACAGTCTGTGTTGTCTCTAGTTCTTTAGCCATGATACCCATCGTAGAGTAAGGCGTAAACTGGTAATCTAGTACAGGATAACGCTCTTCATCAAATTGCATCTTGCGATATACTGATTTCTTGATGAAAGGGATCATAAAGTCAGATTGAAAGTTACATAAAGTACGTTTCTGACGTTTAATGGAGGCTGCTTGCATCATAGACATACCAGATGCAGTCCCGTTACGGGCATTTCCTGCCATACTGGTCGCTGAGTCCATAGCGCCTGTCGCCATCTGAATCATACGCTCTAATTCAGCAGATTCTTGGAATGTATGCTGTTGTAACTGTCCAAAATTGAATGGCTGGATGATTGCGCGAGGATCACCGTTAGTTAGGATGGTTTTACCAGCCCGAATGTCTAACTTAGTGCCGCGAGGAATGCGTGTAGCGTCCATAGCCATCATTGGGTGTGTCGTTAGGGCCAAAGCGTCTATACGACCACGTAATTCAGCGTCTAATGCTTTCTGTGGGTTATATCCTTTTTCACATACACCACGACCCCAGAACTTATTAGGTACACGGTCATGCTGATAGGAGATAAACGGACGATCTTTCATTAAGTAGGGATTTTCTTCTGCCCGTAGTACGATGTCATCGTTAGCCAACGTGACTACAGCCTCTACTAACTCGTCTGTGTCGTAATCAAACTCTTCACCTGAATCAGCATCCTTAGATAAGTAACGCTTTGGGACTAGGCCCCAATATTCTGTGATCTTAACACGATCATCTTCTGCACCAGCATTCTCTTCTGGATCAAATCCAAAGTCATGTATACCAGTGCTACTTGCTCCTAATGGAACATCACGATAAGTTCCTGCTTCAATGCCCTTGACAACATGGTAACGGGGTTTAATAACCTCCTGCGCCACTCCTAATGCTGAATCAATAGACAAGGCAGCAGGATCAATTATAAATTCTTTTGGAGATACTGCCTCCAGTGGGACTGCCATCCTAATTACTTCGACTACCCTACGCTCTGTAGTTCCGTCTAAGGTTCCTTCTACTTGTGTCTCTACTATGACACGCTCTGTCTTCTCTTCTACGCAGACTTTAGCGATTCCTGTACCGTAGATAGCTCCATTTAAGAACACCTCATTGATGGCCTGTTTAGCGCCATCTAACTCTAGGTCTTCTTGTAGTACCTTACGTAGGTAAGCTATGTCTGAAGGATCTTCATCTAAGACATCATCTCTAATATCAAACCATTTCTCACGACCAAAGGTTGCTTCTTCTAATTCAGATACAGTAGACTCAACCGCTTGCTGTAGAGCAGGGTTAATTAGACGAGAAGATTCAGAGTCACGTAACTTATCAGACTCTGCCCAGATACCACGCCACAGGCGATAGTATTCATCCCATTTTTTTTGGTAGTTCTGATCTCGGTGGTTCTTCCACGTATCCAGACGTTCAGACAACCAAGAGGCTAGTCCTTTAAACTGGTCTTCTTCGTTCATCATAATTTAATATCCTGCCTCTAAATCCATTGGTTCCCACTCTTCTACTTCGATAGAGTTGGTAAAGTCTGCTACTGATACTTGGTCAATGTACGCTAAGGCATCTAGTAGGTCATCATGTACTTGTGAACTAGGGAAAGACATCATTTGATCTTCAAAGTGCTTCCAATCCCTATCTGAATTAAATTTAATCTTGCTGTGTTCCATACGCCCCTGTAGGGCCCATGTGATACGGTCAGTCTTCTTCTTACCACCGTGAGTAACATCAGTGATAACAACCCATCGACCTTGTGTTCTCATTAGGTCTTCTAGATAGGGCATGATTGCATTCTTCAATGCCCCTGCCTCTACACCTACTGTAGATGCTTCGTTATCTATGGCAGAGTTAAGTATATTCTCTGCGGTCTTCTTTATGTTCCATCTGCCGTGTAGGATGTCTTTTACCCACCACGTATCACCACAGATTTTAACTATTGCTATTGCAGTTTCATCTAACTTAGATCCAGACTTACCTCTATCTTTAGAGGATTGTTCAAAGCCAGCAGGGTCAACCGATACTATGTAGTGTCCGTAGTCTGGTTCTTTTGAAGTTTCAAACCATTCATCCTTAAAGATACCACCTGAGAATGATTCAAATGAAGCCTCAAACTCCTGACGGAATGCCTGTGAAGACATAGACCTTCTAGCTACTTCTATCTCTTTAGGGTCTATCAGTGGATTATCAGTAGAGTTAAAACTAAATAC